GCCAACCGGGAGATCGCCCGCCTGGAAAAGCCGCCCGAGCGCCCGCCGGAGCTCTCGATCGAGGAGGCCAAGGAGGCCCAGCGCCTTTTCAGGGCCCTGGCCGGCTCCCTCGACAACTACCTCCACGCCAAGGTGGAACTCCTGACCCAAACCGCCGCCGCGGCCACCGCCAAGGCGGTCGAGGACAACCCGATCCCTGGCCCCCGCAACCGCCGCGACCTGTCCCAGCCCTGGACTGACCCGGCGGAGCCCAAGTGAGCCAGTACCTCGAGAACCTCAAGGCCTGGAAGCAGGGCTTCGGGCGGTTCGCTGAGATCCAGGACTGGAAGCCCGGATGGGGGCCGACCAGCTGGAAGTGGAAAGCCCTGTATGCGACTGACTACCTGGCCACGCCGCTGTTCCTGGCGGGGCCCGTGGTGTCGATCTCCCGCTTTGTCGCTGAATACTGGGGGGTGCAGGGCGCGCACTTCATCCACGCCGGCCCGATCCTGTGGGGCACGACCCGCTGCCAGCCCTGGGTACGCCTGGCGGTGCCGGCGGCCTGGCTGATCCTGCTCGGCGCCCTGGTGAAGCTGATCCGGCTGGCCCTGGCGTGAGCGCGCTTGCGGAGGCCCTGAGCGCCCTGGCCGCCGAGCGCCTCGAGCGCCGCACCGAACTGCGCAACAAGGGCACCCGCTACTTCGCCCAGGGGGAAACCGCCCGGCTCGAGGCCGATCTCCTGGTGGCCGTGCGCCAGCTGGTGCTCGACGTGGCCGACTTCCTCGCGCCTGACAATCACGCCGGCCGGGTGGACGCGATCAACCGCATGGCCGCCGCGCAACTCCAGGCCGATCGCCTGGCCCAGCAGACCGCAGCAAGCCGAGAGGGGAGGTGATTCTCATGGCGAAGAAAGGTAAGAGCCCGCCCATGCCGGGCAAGGGCGGCAAGAAGCCCTGTTAAGTCAATCTCCCAGGCGGGGGAGCTCCGATGTCCGATAGAGAAAGCCTGAACCAGGAGCTCATCCGCCTGGGGATTCCCCGCACGGTCTACAATTCCCGCCGGGGCCTGGGCATGACCCACGCCGAGGCCATCACTGACTCCCTGGCCCGCAAGCGGCGCCGGCCCCGCCACGGCAACGCCCTGGACCTGTCCATGAGCAACACCTCGGAGATAAACAATGCGCTGCGCAACTGGAGCAGGTAGCCTTCCGGCGTCGGGGCGGTCGGGGAGGGACTCGGCCAACGCTGGGCTCCACCCGCGTTTCCTGAGCCGGCCGCTCTGACACTGTGCCCGACAAGCCTCGAGATCCCGGAGCCACCGATGTCGCGCTCTACAGCGTGGGCCATATCCCGGTTGAGGAGCCGGCCCCGTTTCACCGGGTGCTGGACTACACCAAGACGCACTCCGGCAAGCGCAAGATTGCCAACTTCGATGACGTGGCGGCCGAGCAGCTGCGCGTCTACCGGGCGGTGCGCCGGGGCAAGCTCTCCGCGGCCCAGGGCTGGCGGCTCATGGGTATGCTCAAGACCATCGCCCAGACTATGGCGCTGGCAAGGTTCCCACTGAATGGCCCTATCACCATCCGCAGCAACGACGGCCCCGCGACACTACCCGAACTTGCTGCAATCCTTGTCGCTCTTGAGCGAGAGCAATCAGCGGGACGTGCTCCGGCACTTGTGCAGGACGGATCTATTCTTCCTGCTCCGGTACGGGATGGGCCGCAAGGACTCGGATCACCCCTGGTTGATCGCCCGCTGCCAGGAAGTACAAGCGAGCCCTGACGGCCACCTGGACCTGTGGGCCCGCGGGCACTACAAAAGCACGATCATCACCTTCGCCAAGACCATCCAGGACATCCTGGCCAGTCACGGCGAGCAGCCGCTCCCGGAGTGGGGCGGCATGGAGCCCACCTTTGGAATCTTTAGCCACACCCGGCCGATCGCCAAGAGCTTCCTCCGGCAGATCAAGGCCGAATTCGAGAACAACACCACGCTGCGCGGCCTGTTCCCGGATGTGCTCTACGAGAAACCCGAGCGCGACGCCGACCGCTGGAGCGAGGATTCGGGCCTGGTCCTGCGCCGGCACTCGAACCCGAAGGAATCCACGGTCGAGGCCTGGGGCCTGGTCGACGGGCAGCCCACGGCCAAGCACTTCAACGTGCTGATCTATGACGACGTGGTGACCAAGGACACGGTGAGCAACCCGGATATGATCCGCAAGACCATCGAGGCCTGGGAGCTCTCCCTCAACCTGGGCGACCGGGCCCCGAGGAAGCGCTACATCGGCACCCGCTACCACTTCGCCGACCCCTACCGGACCATGATGACCCGCGAGGCCGCCAAGCCCCGGCTGCACCCGGCCACCGTCGACGGCACCCTGACCGGCGACCCGGTATTCCTCGAGCGCGACGAGCTCGACAACAAGATCCGCGAAATGGGCCCCTATGCCGCCTCCTCGCAGCTGCTCTTGAACCCGATCGCCGACTCCAAGCAGTCGTTTCAACGCCCCTGGCTCCGGTATTACGAGCAGATGGGCGGCTGGAAGGCCATGAATCGGGTGCTCATCTGCGACCCGGCCAACTCCAAGAAGCGCCAGAGCGACTACACCGCCATGGCCGTCGTCGCCAGGGGCCCGGATCGCAACGTCTACGTGCTCGATATGCTCCGGGACCGGCTCAACATCACGGAGCGGGCCGCGGCGTACCTCGAAATGCACCGGCGCTGGAAGCCCCAGGTGGCGGCCTATGAGCGGTACGGGATCCAGGGCGATATCGACTACATCAAGCTGATCCAGGACCGGGAGAACTACCGCTTCGAGATCGAGGAGGTGGCCGGCACCCTGTCGAAGGACGACCGGATCAACCGGCTCATCCCCCTGGCCGCCGAGGCCCGGCTGTGGTTGCCCGTGGACTGCCACCGCACCAGCAGCGAGGGCCGGCTGCTCGATATGACCCAGGTGCTGGTGGAGGAGGAACTCCTGCCCTGGCCCGTGCCCCTGCATGACGATCTCCTGGACGCGATCTCAAGGCTGTTCGATGTAGACTTGCCCTGGCCCAAGGGCGCCGACGTGCAGGAGGGCCCGAGGACCGACCGATATAGCAAGAACCGTGGCCGCGGTTCCTGGATGGCTGGATAAGGAAATCCCCATGCTGGACACCACGGACCCGATTGACGCCTCCGGCGAACTCGGCCCCGCCACAGATCACGAAGCCGCCGAGAGCCCCGAGCAGGAAAAGGAGGAGATCCTCGCCCAGTTTCGGCGCCGGCTGGCCGCCAGCAAGGCCCACTCCAAGGACTGGCGCGAGGAAGCCCGCAAGCTCTACGACCTGGCCGCCGGCCACCAATGGGACGACGACGACGCCGCCCGGATGAAGGAGAAGAACCGCCCCATGGTGACGTTCAACGTCATGGGCAAGTTCCTCGATGCGGTATCCGGCCTGCAAATCAACAACCGCCAGGACATTCGCTATTACCCCCGCGAGGCCGGCGACTCCGCGCTCAATGAGCTCCTGACCGGCTCCGTGACCTGGGCCCGCGACCTGTGCGATATGGCCGACGAGGAGACGGAAGGATTCTACGATTGCGTCCTGGTCGGAATGGGCTGGGTCGAGGGCTACCTCAACGACGAGGGCGAGCCCGCCGGGTGGCCCGCCGGCGAGCGCCGCGACCCGCTAGAGATCTACTGGGATCCCCAGGCCCGCAAGAAGAACCTGGCCGACGCCCGCTACGTCATCCGCATCAAGGGCATGGACCGGGAGGACTACAAGGACCGCTTCGGCGAGGATCCGGGCGCCATGCCCGAGCTCACCGGCATCACGCTGGACGACGACGCCAGCCCCCAGGTGATCGAGTCACCCCACGACTACGGCGACCACGGCGGCGGCACCGGCCAGGACGGGCTCCGGCGCGGCAAGATCCCCGTGGCCGACTATCAATACTGGAAGCGCGCGAAGCGCATCGAAGTCACCACGCAGCAGTACGGCAACAAGACCTTCACGACCGAGGAGTGGGCCCAGGTGGAGCCCCTGCTCAAGCTCGGCCGGATTCAGTACCAGTTCAAGGCGGTGACGAAGAAAGTCTATTACCGCTGTTTCATCGACGCCTCCGGGGTCCAGACCAAGGAGGAGAGCCCCTACCAGCTGGGGTTCACCTTCCACGCGATCACCGGCAAGCGCGACCGCAACACCAATACCTGGTATGGCATCGGCCGGGCGATCAAAGACCCGCAACAGTGGATGAATAAATTCTTCTCCTCGATCCTCGACATCCTCATGCGCAACTCCAAGGGCGGGCTGATCGTTGAGGAAAACACCTTCGAGAACCCGGACAAGGCGCGCCAGGAGTGGGGCGCTGCCGACTCGATCACCGTGGTTGCCGAGGGCGCTCTCCAGAAGGGCAAGCTCCAGGAGAAGAAGCAGGCGGAGTACCCCCAGGGCCTGGACCGGCTCATGCAGTTCAGCCTGGACGCCCTGCCGGCGACCTCCGGCCTCAACATGGAAATGCTCGGCATGGTCGACCGGGAGCAGTCGGCCGTGCTCGAGGCCGGGCGCAAGCAGAGCGCCATGGCGATCATTGCCTGGGCCTTCGACGCCATGCGCCGCTACTACCGCTCGATGGGCCGGCAGATGGCCTGCTACATCCGCGACTACGTGGACGAGGGCACCCTGGTCCGGGTGAACGGCGAGAACGGCGCCCAGTACGTGCCGCTGCTCAAGGACAAGCTGGCCCTGACGTTCGACATCATCGTGGACGAGGCCCCGACCAGCGTGAACCAGAAAGAGCGCACCTGGGCCGCCCTCGAGAAGCTCATCCCCCAGGCCATGCAGGCCGGCATCAAGATCCCGCCGGAGATCCTCGACTACTCGCCCATCCCGCAGGATCTCGGCCAGAAGTGGAAGGAGCTCCTCAAGGGCGACCCCCAGCAGGCCCAGGCTGACCAGCAAAAGCAGGAGAAACAGTTCGAGGCCATGCTCCGCAAGGTGCTCGGCGAGGCGGCCAACCAGGAGGCCAGCGCCAAGGACAAGGAGGCCAGTGCGGTACTTAAGCAGGGGCAGGCGCAGACTCTCGCCGCCGAGAACGATCCGGCTCACCGCCAGCTACATGACGCCGAGCTCGAGGCCAACGTGATGCACAAACACGCCGACAGTATCCACATGGGCGCCCAGGCGGGAGCCCTGCAAGCAGGAGGGCAGTAATGCCACCGGAGATTGACGAACTACTGGCCGACCTGGGCCAGCCCGAGGCCGAGCCGGATGCGCCCACCGGACCCGAGACACCGCCCGAGCCGGAGGCGCCGGCCGCTCCTCCGCCCGCCGCTGGCGCGCCGCCGCCCGAGCCGGACCAGGCCCGCCAGGTGCCCCTGGCCACGCTGCTCGAGGAGCGGGCCGCCTTCAAGGCGCGGATAGACGCCCTCGAGGCCAAGGCCGCCGCGCCCCCGCCCCCGCCACCGGAGCCCGAGAAGCCGGAAATCGACTTCCTGGAGGATCCCAAGGCCTACATCGACGCCCAGGCCGCCAAGGCCCAGGCTGCGCTCGAGAAGCTCGAGAACCTCAACAAGGAAACCGCCGCCCAGGCCCAGGAGCGGGACGCCCGCGACCAGTTCCACGGCCGGCTGGGCAGCGACGAGCAGGCCTTTGTGGCCAAGAACCCGGACTATTACGACGCGCTGGCCCATATGCGCAACACGCGCATGGAGCAGATGGCCCTGCTTTACCCCGAGGCCACCCAGCAGCAGATCTCCCAGGCGGTGCAGAACGAGGAGCTCGGCCTGGCGGCTCAGGCCATGCGGAACAACCAGTCTCCCGCCGAAACCGCTTATCGGATGTCCCGCGGCTTCGGCTACCAGAAGGCCGCGGCGGCCCCGCCCCCGGCGCCAGGCGCTCGCCCCGCTCCGCCGGCCGCCACGCTCTCCGGGAAGGTGGCCGAGATCGACGCCGCCCGCCGGGCCGCTGCCGCTGCCACCCTGGGCGCGTCCGGGAGTGACGGCGGGGCCACCGGCGCCGACGAGGAGGTGGACCCGATCGACCAGGCCTTGCAGGAACGATTCAAGCGGCGGTAGACTCCGCCGCACGGGCTCGCCCCCCTTATCGGGCGTTACGGCCGCCCACCGTCAACGGGCCAAGGCCTCGCCCCCCTCACGGGCGTATCGCGCTCACCGCGACAGTGTGAACCACCGGGCCCTAGCGCCCACTCATTCCACCGTCCCTGTGAGGAGATAGCCCCATGGCTGGCACAGATTATCCATTGAATTCCCCGCTTGCCGTCAAAACCTGGTCCTCGGACCTCATGAAGGAAGCGCTCAAGCGCACCATCATGCTGCCGCTGATCGGCAAGGATTCCAACAGCTGCATCCAGGTCAAGACCGAGGTGAACAAGAGCGCGGGCGACCGCATCCGCTTCGGCATCCGTCAGCAGCTTTCCGGCGGTGGTATCTCGGGCGATGGCGTCCTGGAGGGCAACGAGGAAGCCCTCGAGACGTATACCCAGGACATCATCATCGACCAGCTGCGCCACGCGGTGCGCTCGAGCGGCAAGATGTCCGAGCAGCGCGTCCCGTTCTCCGTCCGTGCCGAGGCCCGCGACGGCCTGGCCGACTGGTGGGCGGATCGCATCGACACCTGGGCGATCAACCAGCTGACGGGCCTTTCCACGCAGTCCGATGTGCGTTACACCGGGATGCAAGTGGCACTCGCCCCGGACACGGATCACTGGGTCTTTGCCGGCAGCCAGGGCGCCGCGGCCACGGCCGAGAGCTCCCTGACCGCCTCCACCACTATGAAGATGTCGCTCACCCTGCTCGACTACGCGGTGGAAAAGAGCAAGCTGACCAAGAACGCCATGCGTCCGATCATGGTGGACGGCGACAGCTACCTCGTTTGCCTGCTCCATCCGATCCAGGCGACCGATCTCCGCACCTCCACCAACACCGGCCAGTGGCTCGACATCCAGAAAGCGGCCATGAGCGGCGGCAAGGTGGACAAGAACCCGATCTTCAGCGGGGCGCTGGGCGTCTACAACGGCGTGGTGCTGCGCGAGTCGGTGCGTATACCCCAGGCGGTCCTGGCTTCCGATGGC